GCTTCAAGCAATCGAACTTGAATTAGAGAAAGAATTCACTAAGACTGAGATGGAAAACTGGATTCTCAGGTTTAAGATGGAAAATCCTAGTATAATCATTCCCAAAGTGCTTGATGATTAAGATATTTGATGCCCTTGTTTTAGGAAGTTAATCAATCTAGTCAAGTAAGACTCTTTGAATGCTCCCAGGGTCATCGTTATATTATTAATAATCCTTAATCCTTCTTCGTCAACTTTATTCCTAGAAATAAAGGAATCTATTTCAGTCTTTATAATTTTAAGATTGTTAATATCCGCTTCTCTTAGTTGATAATACTCTTTTTTTAGTTGTTCATTTGATTTCAATTTTCTCTACCTCATGTCCTTCTTGTTTGTAATACTTTCTTCTAGCACTTGAGTGCTGTTTTAAGTATTTTTCTTTGTCTAGGAAGTCGTACACATAAACTCTGTCTTTGGAGTCATGCTTTCGTAAGGCTCTCCCCAAAGCCTGTAGTGTAGCTATCTCTGATTTCATCCCTCTTGCATTAATGAAATGAGTTATTTCCTCAATGTTAATCCCTGTTTGCAGGATTTTAGTGCCAATGAGGATGCTAGTATCTCCGCATCCTCTGAATCTAGATATAGCGTTATACCTTTCTCCGATTGAATCACACCCTTGGAGGAATTCACAATTGCCTCCAAGTAAGTTTTCCAAGGTTCTTCCATGGTCAAGTGATTTGGTAAGAACAAGGATGCGGCTTTTACTGTTTTGTTTTCTAATTTCATTAACTATTTTCCTAATTTTATCATTTCGTTCATCGTTATTTACGATGTAGTCTTCATATATCTCTAAGTACGATTTTTCATCATCTGCTCCACTAGCGGTATAGGGCCTATCTACTAAATATATTATTGGCTTTGTAAGCTTCCCTCCTTCTACTAAACTAGAAGTACTTACGACCTGGGTGATCTCCCCTAAAGCCCCTTCTAGATTATGCAGGGGGATGTCATCGGAAGGAGGTGTTGCAGTAAATCCATACCTGTAGGTCGCTTTAGGGAAAGATTGGATTGCAGCCAAGGTAGTTTTACCGTTAGCAAATTCATGGCACTCATCAACCATTAAGACTTTGGTTTCTTCAAGGTGCGTGTCGAGGATTTTTTCAACGCTCTGGACAGTGCAAAGCATAATATCACCGTAAACATAACCCTCGCCAAAACAAAGGCCAATATTATCCAAGCCACAAGTTTTAGTAAGAAAATCATAGGTTTGTGTTAGTAGTTGTTTGGCATTAAATAAGAGAACCATCTTATGCCCAGCCAAGGCTTTTATAAGCCCAGCCATTATTAAAGTTTTTCCTGCCCCAGTAGGTGCTTTTATAATACCTCTTGTATTCTTTAAGGCTGTTTCGATAAGGTGCTTTTGGAAAGAGTAGTAATCAAAATTTGGTATACTCCAATCACTTTGGGTTATAAGGGCTCTATCTTCTTGATATATTAATTCAGGAACGCAATCAATCTTTTTTAAAGTGTTTAGTACCCGTGTTAATAATCCAGTTTTAAACACTCCACTTCTGGAAATATAATGTTGCTTACCGTCCCACCTTCTGGCCCTGTATGCCCCAGAGTATTCAGAGCCAGGAACTTTAAAAGAGAACATCTTATACAATGCATCCAGTAACTCTGGATTATCTGTATTAAGTTTTGATCTTAAATTTCCTATTTCGATATTCATACTAACTATTATAGTATTAAGGATATAATATTATGACTAAACAAACACAAAACTTCGGTGATAACAAAGCCAAGGATGAAGCTATTGATGCGATTCTAGAGTTTCTTCCTGTGGAAACTGAGGTGCCAATCTTACCTCCTTCAGAGAATAGATTTTATAAATTAAAGGACGCGAGTATGCCAATTACCGTTCGTCCTATGACCTACGAAGACGAACGAATTGCTTCTAAAGCGAAAACATCAGGTGGCGATGTGTTAACTATTATGCTAGATAGGTGCATTAAAAATATTAATGTAAACGACATGTTTATTTTTGATAAGATTTATTGTCTTCTAAAACTACGAGAAGCAACTTACGGTAGTGATTTTGAGACTACGACAACTTGTAGAGAATGTAGTACTAAGTGTGATACCACCATCAATTTACAAAATGTTCAAATAACTTCTATGCCAGAGGATGTATCAGATCCACACGAATTTACTTTACCCGTTGTTAAGAAAAAGGTAGCTATTAGATTTCCGCGTATTAGAGATGAAGTTTATCTTACAGGGGATGAGTCTGTGATTGCTAAAAACTTATGGAGATTTGTCGTTTCCATTGATAATAACAATGATCCTTATGTAGTTACAAAAGTAATGGAAAAACTCCCCATTCAAGACATGCATCGTATTATGAAGGAAATTTCAGGAGGGGACTGGGGTATTGACCCTAAGGTAGAATTTAATTGTCCAGCCTGTGACGCAAAGTACGAAATGGAGTTGCCTCTTAACGAAAATTTTTTTTACAAGAGTTAGAAATCTATATTGATAATAATTCTTTAGTAATGGAAGCCTATATACTTGTGCATAGAATAGGCTTTAGCTATACAGATGTTAAGGGGATGCTTAAATCCGAAAGAACATCTTTTATTAAGCTTTTTTCAGATGAGGTGAAACAGGAGAACGATGCAATTAAACGGAATAAATCTCGTTGATAGACACAATAGACCAAATCTAAGTTCAAGAACTGGGTTAAGGGTATTCTTTTATAATGATGGTGTACCCATTGACCCGTATGCGTTTAGCGGAGTTACGGTATTTCAGAAGAATGCAAACATTTCACCGAATTCCATTATTGATTCCAGTAATGTTGTAGCTGCTACTGTTTTAGCTTCCGACATCAAAGCTCATTTCGGGGTTTCTGCTGGCGTGAGCCAATCCTACAGTAACTCCTCTGTTGATCCAGCAGAGTATTATACAGGAGCGAGTGGAATCTATAGGGTAGGGACTGGGGAGTATATCGCTGTTCTAGATGGGCAGACTCCTAATTCAGGATACTATAACTACCATGGGTCAGCAGTAACTGTAGTGGCAAATACAGGTATCTCAACTGACTACATTGATGTATGGCTTGTAAAATTACTTGAAAACTCGGACTTCAAAGTTTTAATCAGTGATTTTACTTTATTCAATGATACCTTCTATACTACTACAGAGCCCATTCTACTAAGTGCGCGTACTAAGTTGCATAATAGGCGCATTACCGTAGGATCTAAAGTAGACTTAAAAATTACAAACGATATTACTGTTGAGAATAATGGCCTATCGGAAGAAATTAAAAACATCTTTAAGCACAATGTAATCACTAATCCTCAGATCAAGATTGAAAAATTAAACGAGGAACAAGGATTCCCCTCCAGAGTCGAGGTGTCAGGATACTCCAGTACTTCTGCTCTAATTGATGTTACTTCAGATAATACTTTGGTATTTAATTGGGATCCTGAAAACAGTAAGACTTTAGCATCGTGGACAGATGGGACTTTTGGTACTCTAACTGGTCCGTATCAATTTACGGTGAAATACACGATGTTAAACCAAACGCATGTAAGTCCACCTCTTACAGTTATAGTGAACTGAGTCCGTTTAGCACCGTGTAGGTGTAATCGTATTTTTCAGTATTAGCAGTAATCCACTCTGATAGATTCACTTGTTGTATCTTGGCATCGTTCCAATCCTTGCAGTTTGGAGGAAGCGTAGTAATATGGAATTCAGGCATAATCTTGCATTTTCTAAGCTTTTCAAACTTTTCGATGCCCCTGGTCCCCGCTTCGTCATTATCGTATCCTAGGATGATTTTCCCGCCAAAATCGCGTAAAATACTAGCCTGAGTATCGGATACCACACAGCCCATAGTGCAGGTAGCGTTGACCCCCTCTAGCTGGAGGGATATGGCATCTAAAGGCCCCTCACAAACTACTACATAACTTTGTGATTCATCAAAAGGATACAAGATGTCAGAGGGCTTAATGCCCCCGATAGGATTTAAGTATTTCGGTGTTTGGTTCTTCAATGCCCGTGCTTGAAAGTAAAAGATTTCGCTGTCCTCATTTCTAAACGGGACAATCAACCTATCCTTGTACTTCCCTTCTGTAGCGACAAAGTAAGGATCTTCTTCAAAACTTTCAAGATTGAAAAGATGTCTCTCAAATAGAAGCATCCATGCTTTTTTCAAAGTATCATTTTCGCTGGAGTGAGAGTTAACATTTACAGGAAGCAAGTGGTCTGGGAATTCTTCTTCTTGTGGAGCAGGAGGCTCATAGGGAATAGCATCGCTACCCTCAAATTCTAGAAGGAATATCTTCTCTTTAGCTTTCTCGTAGCTAATGTTCTCAATATGGGTTAACAATTTTGCAAAGTTACCCACATCCCCTGTTTTGAAGTCCTGCCATAGCCCTGTATCAATGTTGATCGAAAGGTGGCATTTGTAGTCGTTAGCTACGAGGACGGAGGGCATTATGAACTCACACCCAGTTGAAGATAATCGGCCTACCTGACCGAAATTCTCCGCTAAGTACCCTATAATATAGTGAGGTTTTACCATATGTTTATTTCAACAGTATCAAATTCAAAATTAAATTCATTCCAGCAATGTCGCTTGAAGTACCGCTACCGCTATGTCGATAGGCTCATCGGTCCCAAACCATTAAACCAAAATGCCCTTAATTTTGGGTCATATATCCACAAAATATTTGAAGATGGGGTGGGTGCGACCACCAGGGACGAATTAAATAAGTTAGCAGAGGAGTTTAAGGAAACTTACAAGATAAAAAACGAGGATGATAGGACGAGAATCTGTATCACTAACTTCTTGAGATTCAATGCCTCCCTATCTGAGAACATATCTACGGAACAACGCTTTGAACTAGAACTTAAAGAGGATATTACTCTAAACGGGATTATTGATAGAGTAATCAAAGGGAAGGAAGGTGGCTACTTGGTTATAGACTACAAAACATCCAAGAGAGAAAAGAGTAAGGTAGAACTGTTCCAAGATGACCAGCTAAAAGGATATGTGCTGGCGGTGCATAAGCTGTATGGTGTTCCTTTAGGGGATATCACGGCAGCACACTATTACCCCTTGACCAATAACTTCGTTAGTGTTAGATACTCACCTAACCAAATCAACGCTCATATCAAGAAAGTAGTTGATGAGGTATGGAGGATCAGGAAGTGTAAGAAAACTGATCTTCATGCATCAAGGAACGAATTCTGTAACTGGTGTGAATATAAAACACTTTGTCCAGTATTTGAAAAACCTGAGAAAATCGAAGAGAATATTAAAGGCTGTAAGAAGAACACCTACAAGAAGAAAACTTAGGTTTTTATCTTTCCTATAATTAATGGGTAGTAACAGTCTATCTCTATAGCTTTGAAAAAGTTTAGAACTTGTTCAGAGGAGTAACTACATTTTTTAGTTAGATAGTTATATAGAGTATTCATCTTTAGAGGCTTTTGCTTATTTAGAGCTTGTAGGAGTTTAAGCTGGAACTGCTTTATAAACTTTTCAGAGTATCTATATTTCCATTTTTCTACGAAAGAAGAACTTAATGTAACATTTATTAAGTCCAAGAAGTCTATGATGTCTATATCTAAATTAGTATCCATTATGTATTCTATATATTATAAGCGAAATGACGGCATTTTCTAAGAAATTCTTGGATTTTTTAAAACCTTTAGCTGGAGAGGTCCAGGAGAGGGAAAATAAAAATATTGAAGTTAAGCAACTCAGGTATCCAGTTGCTAAGGAAGAGCTTAAAATTCTTCCTAAAGGGAGTATATTAGTATTCAAATATGCCTTGGTACAGATTAAGACACATGACAAACTTGATGGATCTGTGAAGTGGTTATCAGGTAAGAGGTCCATGATTAAATATAAAAATCATGGGCGTAAAACAAGACATTTAGAGGTTATTGGAATGTTAGTAGAACCTGTAAGTCTTATTAGTCCCATAGGTAATACTTTAGTAAGTTGTGTTAAGTTAGAGCCTGGGCAACTTACTTCTTTGGATGCTCTAGATAACCTATATAATACTGGACAAAGACAACCAGATACCTATAGAACCTATAGGTTAGGTTCCATGTATAATATCAAGCATATTAGATACGCGGAGGAGAATTAATGGCATCCCAATCACCTAAACCACCTAAAGAACCCAAAGAACCCAAAGAACCTAAACAGAAAGAAAGTTCCCAGGGAGCGCAGATGATTAAACTGGCTCTCATGATGACTGGTTTGAGTGTTGCAATAAAGTTTGCAACAGCACCTCTTAAGCTTCTTACTAGTTTACCAGGATTGGCTAAAAGCCTTGTTGGTGGATTTGGAAGTTTAGTTAAAGCCTTTTCTGGTTTAGATATAAGTCTTACCAATGTTAGTAAAGCTTTATCCTCTGGACTTGCTGCTGCTGATGCCATGAATGAACGGGCCTTGGGCATGGGCAAAACCCTTGGAGGATTTCAAACAGCCTTTGGTAGTCAGATTGAGAAAATGCCAGGGATTCTCAGCCAGAAGCTAAGTACTACAATGGACATGTTCGAAGGGGGCCTTCGTGGTAATACCGCACAGGTAGCTAAGTTAGCGCAACTGCAGAAAATTGCGGGAAAAGATTCCAAAGCCTTTATTGGGTCTATGTCCGAGCTACAAACTTCAATGGGTATGACCAATATGGGTCTTAATTCTGTGGCGAATGCCACAATTAAAGCTCAATATTCTTATGGAGTTAATACTGAAAAATTAGTCGGTGCTATGAATGCATTATCCCAAGAGACTAAAGATGTTGGACTGTTGGAAGGTCTTGGATCACAGTTTGCTGGCGCGGTTGGTGAAATTACTGGAATGCTTGGAGGTAAAGGGGAGAAGGAAATATCAGCCCTTTTCAAGGTTTTAACTGGCGGCGCAGAAATGGATGCAGAAGCGGCAAGGTTAGGTATTAGAGATCAAAGAAATAGAATTCATGCTGGTATGTCTCAGAAGGAATTGGTGGAAACCGTTCTTTCTGCTGCTAGAACTGGTGGTAAGACTATAGAAAGAATGCAAGGCCATTTAGGAGGTCTTGACGCAGGGGGCATAGGCCGCAGAACTGAAGTTCTGAAGAATCAATTAGGTTCCTCTGTTACAGCAATTAAAGGCTTTAACAGTATGTTAGCCTTAGAAGGTGTGAGTAGGGCTAAGGGTATGAAGCAAGGGCTAAATATACTTGGCACACTTAAGCAACAGGCGTTAGCGTTGTGGGAACCCATCTCTAATCTTTGGCTAACAGAGGGTGCCAAGTTATACAATCAGCTTGTTGCTAATGCAACAGAAATCGGTCAGGCTTTCACGGCATACATCGTTAATCCTATTAGAGATATTGTTGGTGGATTTATGGGTAGTATGCTAGAGAATGGGAATATGATGGATGGGATAAAGAAAATTTTCCAGGCAGTAGGCAGGGTTGTTACTTGGGTCGCTAATACTTTGGGCAAAACCTTTGGTGATGGAGGAAGTATGTATGACAAGGTTATTGATTTCTTCTCTGGTATACTTCTGAATATTGCTAAAGGATTTGATGATTTTGTTTTAGATGCTTTACCGACAATTGAGCTTGCTTTCCTGACTGTAGCTTCAACTATCTTACGAGCATTAGGTAAAGTAATGGATATTGATCAAGGTACGATTGACAGTATAGAGGGGCGTAGACAAGAAGCTAAGTTGAGGATGATGACAGACGAAGATGTTGACGCTCTGGTTACAGGAATAAGTAGGGGTAAGGATGATTTTGGTAGCAACTACGATGTGGGTGGAGCGATGGCTGGTGCGGCTGTTGGAGCGGCTATCGGATCTATCATCCCAGGAGTAGGAACTATTGTTGGTGGGGTTGGAGGTCTTCTTGTAGGTGCAGTTGGTGGATGGTTTGCAGGGGATAAGGTTGAAGAAGCTATTGAAGGATCTTTTGGGAAGTTCTGGATAACACACCCTATTACTGGTGCGGAGGAAGCTTTTAAAACTCATGCGGAGGCAGGAATAAGAGGAAAGCAAATTCAGGATGAAGTTAGGGCAGAGGTAGCGAATCGGCGTAAGACTATGAGCATGACTGATAAGCTCGCCCTTCTGCAAGAAAAGAGCATGAAAAAGGAGGAAAAATCAGTAAGTAACCAGTTAGATTATCTGGCTATGATAGTTGATCAAAATGAAGAGATTGCTAGTAACACCGCACCAGTAGAGGAGGCTTTAGAGATTACCCCAGGGACTGATTTCCAATCAACTATGGGAGAAATATTAAGTTCCTCCATTCTTCATGTCTTACAGACTTCTTCCGCACAACGAGATGCTCAGTTACTGGATATTCAGAAAAGTATTAAAGAAGAGCTTGTAAAACAAACTGAAAAGCCAGACCCAGAACAGCAATTAGTAGGAGGTAAATAGTGGGCGCAGAATTAGGTAAATTAGAATTTGAATTAAAAGGCGGCGACTTAGAAGGATCACAGATTCTAACCTTTGCTAATAATATCAATGTAGCTGAATCCAAAGCTGCAAACTATGCTAGGTATGATGTTCTTGCTCGATCAAGTACTATTTATGCGTATCTCGGAGCTAAATCAAGAACACTAAAACTTTCATTTGATATAGTACTTGATCATCTTAAACATTTTGTAGGCGCGGAAGATGGAGCGTTTAGAGGTAATATGTCTAGCGAAGGTGAATTTTCTGGGAATCAGGAACCAGGAGGTTCGGGGAAAGACTCGGAGCTTGATCATTGGGTAAAGGTTATTCAGTCTTGTGTCGCTAATGAGGGCGATAGGCCAGAGGATGGACCACCTACAGTAAAATTTACTTACACGAAACTATATAAAGAGGTACAATGTATTGTAAAAGACTATAAGATTGATATTAAGGCAGAGGACACAGCAGGGTTCACGGGAGATCCAGAAGGTGGAGCAGATGGATTACTGCCTAGATTAGTAAACATTTCTTTATCGTTAGAGGAGTTAAAATAATGGCATATGATGATTTCAAACTTAGTAATAGTACTTCCGCTAAGAGAGATTTAAATTCCAAATCTTTTTATAGTGTTGGATCGGAAGTATACAAATTTAATAATAAAGATGTTAGAAGTATTTTGGGCAACGAAGATGCAGATGATTTCATGGAAAACAGAGGAGATCTATACAGTTTTAAAGTTGGTTGGATCCCAGCAGGGTACGAGCATAGACCAGATCTCATTTCTTCTGTTTATTACGGCACAACAACTTTTTGGTGGATGATACTATTATTTAATAATCTTACCGATCCTTTTGAAAGTCTAAATGTAGGTGATAGGATACTAATTCCTATTTTGAGTTCTAGAAGATGACCATACGAGATACAGTACTAACCCCCTTAATTGTTCTTTCTTTTACTAAAGAGGGTATTGATAATGCGATAGGCGCAGGTAACTTCAAATCTATTGTTGGAAGTGATGATGTATCCATATTTAATAATCACTCTAACAACTTTACTAAGATGACACACAGCTTGGGAGTTGGTGGTAAGGATAGTGCATTCTCAATACAGCTAGACCTTATTGATCCTGTTGCTGAGTTCGAAAAACGGTTTGTGTCTTTAAATATTACTGAGCTTCTTTCTAGTGATTTATATGAGCAAGATGGTGCTGTTGATTCTGAAGCTGAACAAAAAATGATTGATGTAGAAAAATCAAATATTCAAGGTGGAGGACCAGTTCAAAAAATTATTGAAGCTGCCAGTAATAGACGGGTTTGGATAACTTATGGTGTTGGGGATGATTTAAATGATTGGGCTGGTCCTTTTGAATTAACTTGCACGATAGCTAAATTGAAAATTGATACGAACAATATTAAAAAATTAAGTCTCGTATTTTTTCCTCATGATGATTCCATGACTGCACCTCATAGTACTACTGGGGGTGCTAGGAATGTAGACTTGGCAGGTATTAAGAACACTGCCGTAGGAACTGTTGGTCCCTTTGAGATAGGTAAAGGGAAACCCGTAGGATCTGAGCAGTACGGTGGAAATGGCTTTGTAGGTAACTGGTTCAGGTTTGCAGAAAAGGCAGGAGTGGATACCAAAGATTTAAATGTCTTTTTTCAGCATTTTGATGTTCACGCTACTCTTATGTCTTGCTTAAGAACAATGGTAAGGAAAGCTACCAATTGTAATAATGTAGTAGCTTTAATGCCAAATATTAACACTTTCGGAATTAAAGCTATAGCCCAAGCAGTTATATGCAAACGAGGTACTGCAGTTACACCCGATGAAAACAAACACGCATGGTTATTAGATGCTGCCAATAAGTGTTTTGCAAAGTTTGGAGCTTCCATTCTTGTTGATGATATAAGCCAATTTGTTAGTGGAGATCCTAAAGATTCAACTATCGTAGAGACTAACTATGCGAAATATTTAGACTATTTTAAGTCCTGTGAGGACACTATAGAGAGGTATGTAGAGAAGGCAAAATACACCATCAGAATGCAAAGCATCACCGAAGCCAGCACTGGGCATTACGATGGGATAAAAGACAAGATTGGCCTAATAAAACAGGCTATAATGCAGAACTACCCGACATGCCACATCAAGTTCGTGGCTGAGAGTAGGTCCGATATAACATCAAATTTCCAGGGTTCTCCAGGGGTGCGTGGCCCAGGCCCTATTATCTTTTTTGGCGATTCAGCGTTAATTCAAAATGTTGTTTATGGAAACGGTGATAAAGCATATCAATACCTTCATCCCGCTGACAAGAAACTTGCAGGTAAGGGTAAGAGCCCCAAGATTACAGAAATTCCTGAATTTAGGATGAATGTCAAAGATCCAAATATTCTTAATATAGAACTGGATACCGATAAACTCTATATGCAAACACTAAATGCGGGATTTCAGTCTAATGCAAGTAGTAAGATTACAAATGTCGCAGGAGTACTATCCAAGGCAGGAGAACCTGGAGCAGATGCTGATATTGGAGAGATTACAAAGGCCCTAGCAGCAACTGGATCAGTAAGCAATTCTGATGTAATAAACATGCTTATTTCTGCTGAAAAAGCTTTAACAAAAACAGATGCCAAAACAACCTATGAAATGGATTCCACCACTAATAATAACCCCGCTGGAGTTTTAGCTGCAACATATGAAATGATGTATAAACTTGCAGTAAACATGACCATAACAACTCTTCCGCATTTCCACTTATCTGACCCTAGTGTTTTGGGTATGCAAGTTATGGTAAATGCTATGTCCCCACAGGCTGTGGTTCCTGGTAGTGGAGCAGTGTCACAAAACTTAGAGAATGCCTTCTTTTCAGGTGCTTATGTAATAAACGGATTTCAGCATGAGATTTCAAGCAATGGCATAGCTAAATCTAAGTTTCTCTTAGTTAAGATAGTTACAGAGTAACTATTATATAGTAATAACATACCATGTCAGAAAATACAAAAAATGCCGCAAAACAATCAGTAGCAACTGTTGAGATGGCTGCAACATGCAATAGTAATATCTTCTACGCTAGAATTGAATCTAGTGAGGGTGCGGGAGATGTTGTACCTGTTGTTTATTGTTCCCCGTATGGAGGGTGGAGAACAGGAGAAGGTCCTGCTGGAGGATTTGTCGCTTTTCCTGAAATTCGAACCAAGATTCTAATCACAAAACCTAACGAATCCGAGAGTTGGTTTTATATGTCTACGGTTATGGACTCTAATCCTAATGCTATGGCAGAGGACCCAGGGACGGATGATCGTGAGGACAAATCCCCAACTAGTAACATCGGTGGAGAGGATTATAAAGGTAAGAGCCCCATTATGGCACATAAGGGTGTTCCTCAACGGATGGCATTTCAATCAGTATCTGGAAACGGATTAATCCTTTCAGATAGCCAAAATGATGAAGTTATTGATTTCTTCTGTCAACTACATACGCCAACCCATAAGAAAGTTTCCTTATATGATACTGATGAAAATGATTCTATTGAACTAGAAACTCAATACCATGATAGAATTAAATTAACAGCGGAAGAGGTATCCTTGGCAGGAGCCCAGGAACTCCATGTGGAAACCGAAGGCAATCAGAACTACCACTGCGAGACTGGTAAAATTTGGATGGAGGTTACAGAAGGGTTAGACATTGATATTATTAATAACTCAGGAGGTGCTTCAAAGATCCCTATGGTCGCACAGGAGTTTGGTAATGTTAATGTGATGAGTAGGAATATGGACATTAACCTTACTACGGAAGGTCGAAAAGAGTTTATCGGTAACGGAAATGGACTTACTACTGGGATAAGCCAAGACCTAGGGGATGTGGAACCAGGGAGTGGCGGGGAAGGCAACGCAATGCATGAATCACTAGGCTATTCGGTTTGCTCTTCTTATGTTGATGAAGATGGGGAGCCTATCAATCCGTATGACAATGCTTCCGTCCCAGAAAAAGGTGGTTCTATTTTTATCCAAGCTTTAGGTGAGGATAATGACGGTCAGATGATTCAGATATATTCTAAAGATAAGCTTATGGTTTATGGTACTGGAGAAGTATACATTAAAGGAGACAAGGTGTATATCCAGTCGGATGGTACGCTAGATATATCTGCTAAGAAAGATATTACTATACACACCCCAGAACAGATCAAAATGCAAGCATCTAAAATACATTTAAATAGTGGAACCTCCACCGCAGACCCAGAAATTGAATCTAAATTACAAGATAACAATTTAGGCGTAGGCGCGACAGATCCAACAGATAAGCCTATGAGATTAAATAGGATAATTCAAAATAAAGAGTATGGACAGGCATCTATTGAAGCAATAATAGCACAAGCCGCAGAAGAGGAATAAATTATGGCAACATTTGACGCAAAATTATTTAATAGGATTGTTGGGCAAACCAACATGGGAACTGCAGGGGCTACCTTAACCTTAGCCTTCGGATTACCCTTATCTTTCTTAGCTTTAACTATGGCGCAGTTAGAGCTTGTGCCTACACCTGAGTTATCTAATATGTTATCATTAGCTCAAAGTTCGAAGAGCAGAGCAGGAGGGACATTAAAAGCTGTATACAAAAAAATAATGATGGACTCAGGTGTTATTGAGTATAGCACTGATAGTGGTAAAAGTATTATATATCATAAGGCATCTAAAAATGCTTTTTGGTTTAATGATAACGAATTGATTGAAAATCTAGACTCACTAGTTAATGCGCTGGACCTATCAGTTAATAATTCTAGAAAACTATATTCAAACAAAGAAGAAAATAACTCTACTAAATCAACCCTATCTAATATATTAAAAGAGTTTCTGGTATTAAAATCATTTACCTCTGGGTCATCGGCTCAAGTGAGAGAGAACTTTTTAGATGCTGACTCCGTGGGCTCTACCCAGTTTGAGGGTTACATAGGAGCATATTACGCTTCCGAGACTACAAAAGCGGCCTCTGCTAATGATTTTATAACCAGGGTTTCCCGTGTTATCAATGGGATTAAAGAAGTGTTATATAAAAGGAGCAGACACCCAGAACTAGAGCCTAATATGAACGCTGATTCGTATTATGACGAGGTACTAGCAAGATCCAATTTCAATAGGGGTGATGTCCCTGAAGATGAAGCCCTTCTCACTGCTGAACAGCTTAGAGATCCAGATGCACCTATATTTGATTTAATTTACGGACCTCCAAGATCCAACCAAGGTCAGTTTTTACTATCAGAAGACGGGTTATATTATGACTCGCAGAGTGGGGGATTAGATCCTGTATTTGTATATCTAAAGAAGAAGCAGGATAAGTTATCCTTAGGTGAGAAGTGGAAATTTGAAGAGGATCCCAACCTAGGTGGGCGAGGAACTGCAATATCATATGCTGAACTACAGTCCCTTAAGTCTGATTTGTTTAACCTTGAGGTAATTGATGACAGCGATACTATGCAAGAATACTATGATAGGGATCACTTTCTGCAAGTATTAATTGGGCACAAGAATAAACATATATACGATACTTCAGCCTACCTATCGGAATTAATTGCACATGAAGGTGATGATTCCGCTATGGTTATTAACTTACGCCAATCTTTATATTCTGACATAGCAAGACATGATCATAAGGTTAATCGTAGGAAAAAACAAGTAGAAGTCGCTATTAAAGCCCCTAGAACATTTAATGCAAAAGTGAAGGGTATACAAGATTTTAGTTTAACGGAAATTCCTATAAATGATTTCTCGTATTTAAAGGATCTAAATATTGACATCGACATTGATTCGCAGAAGAAGTTGGTCTTCAACCAATCTGAAGTATCGGGTGTTATCCTACCTCTTAATCCTAAATTTGTTATAGCACCTAGCTACGCACAAAGCACCTTTGATGCTACAGACTTGCTTGTTCCTAATATAGGCAGAGGTCAGATATCTTACGGGTCTAGCAGCGTTAGCGGTACAGACGCAAACATTACCTCGTTGTCTGATCAGATAACTACTAACGGGTTAATAGCAATCTATAATTTCTTAGAGCCTAAAACTGAGGACCCTAAATCTGTGGATTATCAAGTTGTTAATTGTGCTGTAGATAAAATTCATAATAATGCACAGCTAGTTGGGGTATCCCCCTCTAGTGTTTTTGTTTCAGGATTGGGTATTCCTTACCTCAAAGGTATCCTAGAAACAGAAGAGATGGATAGCAACCTGGGATTACATCAAGCTTCCTCTGTGGGGTCTTATGTAAAGTTGAACAACACCGAAGAGTTTAGGAATTTAGGATATAGGAAAGCTGGGTTTACTTTTGAGTCATGGGTTCATGTGCCTAATATGGATAATACCGTTACAGGTTGGCATGGCGGTGATGCCTCATCTATTACCAAGGTATTGTTAGGTTGTGAAAATATTGGATTTACCACTGATTCTAATTTAGGATCGCCTGATAACTTTGATAAAATAAGCCCAGACTTTGGAGATACAACTGTTAGGGGCCTTCTTTTAGGGTTTACTAGGGATCGCAGAATATCTAAAGAAGGTGAACCGTTTGATAATACAGATAGTCAGAATAAAGTAGGAGATACAGCATTCTTTTTAGCACCCACTCAATCGGTTAACGATGCTTCTTCCGTGGCCTTCCTAAATAATGGAAATTATGCAAATAATTCTTGTCCATCTTCTTATAATTTTCATAAAATGGTTGTTAGTGCAACGACTTCGGGTAGTCATGGAAAATTTTATCAAGATGTATCAAGTTCCTTTATGCTTGTTAATGTTGCTGTTGATCCCTCTAAAGATGAGATACGGATGAGCTTGGATGGGGAAATAATGGCTACCTCTAGTTTATCGGAAGTTTTTGGAACTAGGAAGTATAATCCTATTAACATACCTTCCTTAGCTAGATCAAATAGTTTTGAGTATAATTCATCTTCTGTTAGTGGAATTAAAAAACTCCAGGAAGGGCCGAAGCTACATAAATCAGGTACTATAACTCCGATTGGTTTCACTCCTTGGGTATTGGGAGGGGGGTATACTGATGGAATGTATGAGTATGGCAACTTTATGGGTCGCTCACATGCAGGTAATTCTCATGGAGGCACAATAAGTGGCTTACGAGGATTTATAGGAAGTACTAAATTTTATAATAGAGCCTTGAATTCTTCTGAAGTTAAAAAGAATTATGCTTCTCAATACGGCTTCTTCAAAAATATATCAATCTAATGGCATATACTAGCACAAAAACTATTTTTGGTCAATCACCTCTTAGACCTGTGGAGCAGGGTCTTAAAGGAAAGTTTTTATCAAAAAAAGGTTTTGGATTTCCAGTAGGAGCCCAAACAGCAAACGGTCACCCTTTCTTCCATACTGAAAGTAATGAGGTTTTAATAAAAAATAATCTTAAACAAATCCTTACGACAGAGCCAGGGGAGCGGATTATGCTTCCTGATTTTGGGTGTGGATTAAGGAAGTACCTGTTTGAGCCTTTGGATAATAATACTATAGAAAAAATTAAAAATCAAATAATTAGATCTATAACCCAGTATTTAGAGTCCGTTATCATAGAAGATATCCAAATCGCTGAGGTGGACGAGGTTGGAGCAGATCATAACCAAGTAATAAATGTTAAACTTAGGTTACGGATTAAAGATGAAACTAATTTAGTTTTTTTTACAGAGGTTAAAATATCATGAGTTATTATACAGGACAAGTTGTTTCTGATTTTATGAAATTAGTGGGCGTGGAAGATTCCAAAAAAGAAGCCCTCATCAATTTTACGGGAAGTGATTTCCTATCATTAAGAGCAGGGATTATATCGTATGTTGAAGCTGTTTACCCGCAAGAGTATCAAAATTTTACTGAATCTGATTTGGGTATGATGCTAGTAGAGATTATTGCATACATGGGCTCGGTTATTTCATTAAAAACAGATGTCTTAGCAAACGAGAACTTTCTGAGAACAGCAAAAAATAGAAACAATGTTAAAAAATTGTTAGAGTTAATAGGTGTTAAGATGAAGGGGCCTTTGGCAGCTACAGCAAATGCCTCGTTAACCTTCCCGACTATTCCGTATACTGGATCTCAATTCTCTATCCCACCTGTGAGTCGAAACTACACTGTAGCTTCTCCAGAAGATAACGCTTCTGTAAACTATACCCTTTATAAAGTTACTAATGGTATTTTAGAAGATCCCACTTCAGACTCTTCTATCGTTTTAACCAAGGTAGAATCTGAAGGAGGCGCAGGTAAAGTGTGGAAAAACCTAATTATTCAGGAGGGAGCGTATGTTACTGAAGAGGGAGCGTTCACTACAGGTGACAGCGTAAAAACTATTTCTCTCTTAGAGTCCCCTGTTATTGATGGTAGCGTTGAAGTATATATTAATTCTGATATAGAGGGTCTGGGTGGAGCGTATACACAGGTAGATAGCGTGTTCTTTGCGTCTGGTGGTACTGATAAGATTTACGAAGTAGCTTACGATAATGATTTCACGGCAACGATTATGTTTGGCGATGATACTTTAGGCACATCCCCAGATATTAACTCAACCTATCTTGTAAGTTATAGGGTTGGTGGGGGAACTAGGGGTAATCTTTCTACTGGAGCATTAAGTGTTACCACTGCTAGTTTAGGTGGAAATGCTGTGCAAGCTACTTTAACAAATACAGATTTAGCAACAGGAGGGTCCGAGGCTGAAAGTATTGAACATGCAAAACGCTATGGCCCATTAACCTTTAGAAGGCAGGACAGGGTTGTAACATTACAAGATTTTGTTGCTTTTGCAAATAATTTCAGTAGCGGTAGAGGGACTATAGGAAAAGCTACGGCTGCTGTTAGGAAAGCGTACTCTTCTGCTAATATTATTGATTTGTATGTCTTGGAAAAAGCAAGCGATCTTCAACTAAAAAAGGCTACCATTGCATATAAGAAAGATCTGCTTGATGCTATAAATGCTAAGAAGATGCTTACAGATGAGGTAGTTGTTGTCGATGGTTTAGTCAGGGCCTTGGACTTTCAAGTAACAATCGTTATTGATAAAGAATTAAAAAATATTGAAGAAAGCATAAAAGCTTCTGTGAGGGATAAAGTGTTAGATTATTTCAAAGTAGACAATTTATCTTTTGGCAAGTCTTTTGTGTTATCTGATATCACACGGAAGCTTGTTGATGTTGATAAGGTTCTATACATTAAAATTGATAATTTGGATACTGATATTAGTATTGATTACAATGAGATAATACAACTTAATAACTTAGTTATAAATGTTAATTACGCATGAGCAAGAAGAAATATACATCACGGAATTACTCTAAAGCATTAGAGTTAATAATTCCGCATACTTATATTAATGAGGATATTTCATTAAGTGGTCATGGTATTGATCTAATTGATCAGGTACTAAATTCCCATCTTAACATTATAGCTAATTTCAGTGATATACTTGATGTCTCTGCTACCCCTAGTGGGCTGGCTAATATACGCAATGTTAGTGGTATTGCTCCGTATTTTGTAAAACAGAATAAACTAACTGATATTAATAGTTATGATTTTGAGAATAAAATACTGCACCCACTAGGGTACAGTATGCACGACTATGCCAGTAGTGCCGCGTTTGAAAGCTTTTTATCAGGAACATTACTACCAAAAATTAGACTAAATGACCCTTCGCTATATGAAAATACTAGTACAGCTTCAGGAGATTGGGGCACAGACTATGATGCATCCTCTGTTCATGAGTATCTAGCTGACACCTTAGGTCTGTTTTATTTCCTAAACACTTCAGCCGATGGTGGTTTATACTTTGATCCCTCTTCTTATGTTGCTAATAGTCTAACTAAAAAGATTTACTTTGGAGAATCTCTAAAAACTGTTGATGGTATCAAAGGATTAACCAACTACCTTTGGAAGAACTATAGTACTTGCTCCACCTTTAGCCTGAATAAAGTGATCCCCTCAGATTTCCTATCAGGTACTGGCACATATACAAGCGGAACCCAGCAGTTAGATAAGCTAGAAACCCTTATTGATATTGCCTATTCTCCTGAGCTTTTTGAAAAAGATGATGAGAGAGTCAGGGATATCTTAGATCTCTTCATAAGCTCAGGTATACCTACAACAAGTTCCATAGAGCCTATAGGACCTTTTTATAGGTTTATTAAAGCTTTAGGATTTTCTTTTGGTAAGCTTCATCAAGGTCCTGAAAAGCTAAATTATATCTATGACATAAATAATTGTCCTGAAGAGTACCTTCAAGAGTTAGCCGATTTAATTGGGTGGAAGCTAATGGGGTATGACCCTTCTAGATGGCGACTCCAACTAAGAAACGCAGTTGAAATATATAAAGCTACA